ATGTGGCTGTGCTGCCTTTTTCTAGTTGAACGCCTGTGATGTAGAAGGTGGCTCCAGATGTGCCGACTACGCTGGTTGCGCCAGTGGCTGAACGGTAATCTGCGCCAGCCCACGTTCCAGCTGTTCCGCTGTAAGTAGAACCTGAACCAATACTAAACCAAACTCTCAATCCAATCCCTGTGCCACTTGTATTCCACGAGCCTGACGTATCACCAGCAACAGTGACCGTTTTGTACTCCCATGTATTCGCAGTGCTGATAGTAAAACTAAACGGGTACGAGCGAGTGACACCAGCGTTGGATACTGCTCCACCAAAAGTTCCAGTAAGGGATGAGTACGCCCAAAAACTAATCGTAACAGTTTTAGCGTCTGTAGTTCCCCATGCAAGGTCGCTTACATTGTTTGCTTCAATATACTGGGCAAAACCAAACGTGTCGGTAGAAAGAACTGAATATGCAGATGACGAAGTGCAAGCAAGATAGTTTTGAAAACCAGCAGCTACCCGTGTTGTATACCCTGTCTCAGTTGCGCTTGGCGTTTGACGCATCGTGAACTTTCCTGATTGACTCAGAAAACCGAGCCAACGGTCTAGCGTGTATTGTGCGTTTGTAGGTGTAACACTAGCCCCCGCATTACGCTGGTCAATCACCATCGCCCCATTGATGATGCGGTTCTTGAAGCCACTCCAGCCGCTGCCTACGATGCTTCCATCAGCAAAGGTAATCTTGTCACCACTATATTGAACGCTCATTATTGTTGCTCCTCGGCTGGTTCAGGCGTGTTTCCTTCAGCAAGCCATTTTAGATAGGCCGTGTCTTGCTCTGTGCAGGATGAACGAGATACACCATCAACATCAATCAGTGCAAGAATTTGTACGCCAGCGTCTGTTTTAAAAAGTTCTTTATATGTCATGTTTATAACTCCGCAGGAAAGCCAATGTAAGCGCCAGCAGTTGCTGCCCTACCAAGTGCTGCACCGCCAGTAGTTAGGCCGCTTGCAACTGTGAACAATACAGTAGCTGTATATTGTCCAGCATCAACAAAAACTGGAACAGAACTACAAACTGTGGCTCCACCACCATGACGAAGTGCGTAATTGGTAGCAGTTCCTGATTGCTCAATGGATGTTGGAGATGTCCGCATCGTGACAGGAAAAGAAAATTGAATTTGTGCAGTTGTTGTTGCGTCATTCAACCCAGTTCCAAGAATGTTTGCATTTGAGCCAGAAGACACTATTCGATAGTAATACCGCTGACACAAAGCCAACTCAGTACCGTAAGGTCTGTAATCAAAGCCAGTTGCAACTGAGCCTTTTTCTAGCTGGACACCAGTGATTTCCAAAGTTCCGCTTGCAGCAATAACTGCGCTGATGTTTAACTGAAGTCCGTTTGCAACGCTTGATGGCAAGGCGCTAAATGTCGCCATGTAGTATGTCCATGAACTAGATGGTGAGGCAGAAGCAGTAATTGTCTGGATGGATGTAACGCCGCTGAAGTTATCACTTGCGTTTGCGTATGCAAGGTTGACCGTAATGCTGCCAACGCCGCTTACGTTTTTTGCGTAAAAACTCACCGTAACAACTTGACCATTTAAGTCTGTTACGTTTTTGCTTTCAATGTTTTGAGAGATATAAGCAGTGCCAGCAACAGTTCGGTTGATGCTTACAGCTTGAGCAAAACCAGTTGGCAATCCACTTGTTTGAAGTGAAGTAGCTGAAACACCACCAACTTGCCAACGGTCAACAAAATATCCGCTTGTTGGGCCAGTAAGGACTCGCTGGTTGATTGTCATCAAACCATTGATGATTCGACTACGAAAGCCATTGATCTGGCTAGTCAAAGCCATAGTCCCGTTATCAGCAGGAACAGTAATTGTCTTATCAGTTGCAGTGGAAGCAGCACCTAATGTGATGCCACCACCTGCTGCTGACATTAATTTAGCTGGCATTTAATTGCTCCTCTGTTGGTCGTGCCAATGTTGGGTGTTCCCACTTAGCAATGTAGTCACCGTTGCCATCGCTGTCGTTTTGCAAGCGAATGGTGTCCACGAAATCTGCGTCTTGCAGTTCAGGGTAGATTGCTTTGATTTTTTCGTAGAGTGTCATCATGCCGCCCTTGCCAAGAAACCTTGGAAATATGTTTGATCACTACGGCCAAAAATTGTTTGCGCCATACCACCCTGATAAACATATATTTCAGCATAGTCCGTTGAGCCGTTTAAATACAAAAGACCAGAAATTTGAAATACACCAGTTACTAGCGGATACGAATACCCACTAACTTGAGTTTGCGAACCATTTTTAGAAAGAAACAAAAACCAAGGGCTTGTAGTACTAGCCGTTAAAGAGCTAACGCCAGCTGTAAATTGATAGTAACCAGCAACAGTTGGAGTGAAGCGGTTAGATGCAAAATTACTGTTGGTGTCAAATGTCTCTACATCAAAGATGACTTTTGTAGATGTTGCCGAAGAAACGGATTGGTTTGAACTTGCATAAGCACTAAACGCAGGACCAGTACCAGCCACACCAGCAGCTAAATCAGCCTGTTGAACAGTAGCGTCAGGCAAACCACCAGCAGACAAGCCAGTAATAGCTCCTGAACCATTGAGAGTCATTGTCATATCAAACCACCGTCCATACTGAGCCGCTAGGCACTGTTACTGTGATGCCAGATGAAATTGTCACTGGACCAGCAGAGATTGCATTGTTTCCAGTTGTGATGGTCACATCTTCTGTGATGGTCGCAGAGTTCTCAATCAAACCCTTACCGCCAATGACTGCACGTTCAGCAGGATATGTGACGAACACATCTTTGCTGCCAGAGCCAAAGTTAACCAATGAACCAGAGTTGCTAGATTCAAGAACTGTGTCACGTGAAAGAGTAGTGCCAGATGATGTGTATGTACCAATGCCTACTTCCCACGTTCCAGCCGCAGAATCAACAATTGTGTAAAACGTGGTGTTGCCGTTACCAATAACGGAAAACGACTGGAAACCAGTCGATGCACCTGCAAGGGTGAAAGTACCAGTACCAGTCGTGGTAGAAGTTTCCTTAACCCTGTCTTTAAGAACAAAAGACATTCGGAATCCCCTTTTAGGTCAGTGTGATGTCGAGATCGCCAGCAGGGATACGCAAGATGTCGCCATCATTGATGGTTCGGCTGGTAGTCAAAGCTGCCCAACCGAGCATATTTCCTGATGTGGAAGCATCAAAGATTGCAACGTGAGTAATAGTCCCCCAATTGCCACCAGAAGCAGCAGCAAACTCAATTGCAGCAGAGTTGGTGCAGTTGGTAGGGGAAGTGCCAGAAATGCTCATAGTGCCTGTTGCAGTACGTGCATAAGCATTGCCAGTTACTTCAGTGCCGCCACCAGTATCTGATGGGGATGCTGTGAACAAACCAACGTACCAAGCAGTTGGACGAGTAGCAGAGCTACCTGTAAACAGCCAAGTTAATACGAGGTTTTCTGTGTAGTCGGTAAAGGATGACATTTTTTATCCTAAAGAACGGGCGCGAACAACTGGTGTAGTTGCCACAGAAGCCCTTTGATCTGCAACAACAATATCGTCCATAGCGGCAGTATAGAACTGACCCCATGTGGCGATACGCTCATCATCACGCAAGTACGGTGCGGCTTGAATCAATGCGCCGTACAAGTACAAGTCTGGTGCGTATGAAAGAAGCCAGTTGCTTGTTGTTGAATCACTTAATGGATCAATCTTAGCATAGTAGGTCAACTCACCTGTGTAATTTGCATCAGGCGCTGGCACTACTTCAAACTGAGTTCCAACAACACCAAACAATGCTGGCTTGCCGTTTGCAATGTAAACACTTGAACGCTGAGTGTCCAAGTATTCAGCAGTGGCAAAGCCAACAGTAGTCAGTGGGTTTGTGTTCAGCACCAGCTTCTTTGCTTCCAAAAAGTCTGATGGCATGGCAAAGTACTGAGTATCAATCGTTGCAGTTGCACGTTTAATCATCTGACGTGTACGCAAAACTCGGTTGAATTTAGCCTCAGACAGAGAGATAAACGTAGGAATGACCGAAGTCAGGTCACTCCTGTTTAAGAAGTCAGCAATGCCAGACTTCAGTGTGGAATACGAATCAATCGCCATTCTCTACATCCCTACATGCGTTGGCATGTTCATGTTTGTATTCAAAAGAACCAATGTGCATCACTTCTTTAGATACATCTTGGTCAACGTATGTTGGATAACCATTTTCCAACGCTCGACGGCAGAACCAAACATCTTCACCAATGTAGTCTTTTACTGACGGAACCCAAGGAATAGCAAACCAAGGGAGTTCCATTCCTTCATAGACTTCACGCTTTACCAGCATGACACCCATACCGCAGTAATCGACCTCTACCAGACCTGTTGAGTCTGCTTCGGTGTAGACGCGCTTGATCTCTGTCGCCTCTTCATCTGGTGTGTTCTTACGGACTGCAATCGGCTCCGTTGGGAATCGACGTTTTGCATAGTTCGCGCAAACAATACCTTGATCGTGTGCCAAAAGACGTTTCAACACATCCTTTGGAAAACGCATATCACTATCAAGCCAAAGAGTATGGGTACAACCCGCCTCAATAGCCCCTCTAGCCAAGTCTTGGCGCTGTGCAGAGAGCAAAGTGCCTGAGCTTGTATAGAGAACAATCTTGTCCTTTGTTGTGCCAACGTGGAAACCGACAAGTCGGGCCAGATCGTAAGCAAAACCTGAATTAACAAAGTCCCGAGTGGGAATTAACAAACCAATAACATTTGACATTAAACATTTCCTGGACGAGTGCGGAAAGCGCGATTGTTCGCATCGTTTAACCAGCGTTTCATGTACGCTTGATCATCCAACTTGCCTTCAGCCTTCAATTGATAATAGATTTCCATCGGAATGGAAGCCACATGGTGCATATCGCCGTTCCAATTAGCGCGCTCATCAAACTGGTTGAATCGTGCTTTATTGTCTTCAACGATACCAGATGCATCAATCACGTTTTCAATGATTGCTTCATCCTTGGCAGCATCATAATGCCAAATCTTCTTGGTTCCCGTAATCGGGTCGTAATCAAAGAGTCTTTTGTCCATAAATTAACTTAAAAAAGGAGAGAAGGTTTCCCCTCTCCCCTTAGTTCGCATTACTGCAAGACGCTGTTCAAGTCAGCAACCACGCCGTGGGCTTTCTCAGTGTTGACCTTCAGGCCCCACTCAACCAACAGCATACGCTTCTCTGCGTCACCAGTCTTAGCCAATTCCACGGTTTGGAATGGACGCAGGTAGGCAACAGATGCGTATTGTGGGTCGATCACGAACACGTCACGCTCACGTTGGAAGCGGTTAGGAACGATAGTCACGTTACCGAAGTCGCTCACGTAGATGTCAGCAGCACCGATGATGGTGGAAGGCTTTGCACCAGTAGCGTTGAAACGCTGAGATGCGATACCAGCCATTTTCGACAGGTTTTGCTTGTTAACTGGACCAGCCATGACCATAGAAGCGTTGCCGCCTTCTGTCCACACTTGCTGGATCACGTCTTTCAACAATGTCTCGCTGAACGAACGCAAGTCACCAGCAGTAGCGTCTGTACGACCAGCAGTAGGAGTGGTGGTGTATGTGGGATCGCCACCGCCAGTACCTTTGTTGGTGTTGCTCTTCAAGAATGCCAACAATGCGCCAGAAGCACGAGCGGCAGAGGTAGAGCCAGCAGAAGCTGCTTGGTTAGCCAAGATTGTAGCTTCCATGTCACGCTTAAGTTCAGCAGATTTCTTAGCCATTTGGTAAGAAAGTTCACTGCGGCGACCTGCTTTGTCAACAGACTCCAAAGTGCCAGAGATGATCACGTCTTTACGGCTGATCTGGGTGTAGTTGCCCAAACGAACTGTAGGTGTAGCAGCGGTGAAGCTGGTGATGTCGTCGCCTTCGATTTGCGCGTTGGTTGTAACGGCAGCAGCGAGTTCGTCAGTTTGCCACTCGAAATAAGTGTTCTTGACGTTCTCACGGCCCACGTTGGACATGAATGGAGTCTCTTCAGGAGAGATTTGATAGATCACATTGCTGAGATCTTCGCGAACGCCTTTAGCGTCGAATCGGGTATAGGTGTTGGTTACGGCAGCCATGATGGTTCCTTAGATAAATTTGTCGAAAAGGGCAGCAGCGTCTTTAACGCTACCAGTTTGTGCAAGACGGGTTTGTGCGCGAGCCTTGTCCGAACTCTTAGACGAAACTGAGCCAGAGGAGCCAGGGGACAACAACTTAGGAGCCTTCTTGATCTTCGATTGAAGCTCAGGTTTTTTACTCATCAACTGGTCATATTTCATTGCTTTATACAAAGCAACTACTGCACGACTGTCGGTGACCTGATCCAACTCTGCATCAGAGAATCCCAACTCTTTGCCATACTCAAGAACACTAGAACGCTCTGCTTTGGCTTTTTCAGGAGATTTCCACTCTGGGATTTTCTCCAAGAGCTTGTCTCGTTCAGCTACCAGCATAGCTTGCAAATGTTTCTGAGTTTCCTGTTGGCGCAATGCATTGACTCGTGCTTCTTCCTGTTGGATAGCTTGCATCTGCTGTTGACGGCGTTGGAAGTGCGTCCATTGACGGGCGTATTCAACTGGGTCTTGAGCTTCTAAAGCATTCCAGTCAGGTTCAGCAGGTTCAAATTCCTGCACCTTCTGTTTCAATTGTCCAAGAACTTGAGCATATTGCTCTCGCTCTGCTAGTACTTGCTGAAACTCAGACTCCACCTGACGGCGCTCTTCTGCCAGTTTCTGCGTTTTCCTAGTGTAGTCAGCTTCGCGTTGGTAGCCTCGGATTAGCTCTTCCTTGTCAACCTCAAGCTCCTTGCCATCAACTTTGACGACAAACTTGGATTCAACAGGTGCTTCCTCTTCGGTTTCCTCTTCTTCGCTTTCTACGTCTTCTGAATCTTCTTCTGCTTCATCTTGCGGCTCCACAGATTCCAAATCATCAGACTCTACTTCCAGAGTTTCCTCTTCAGTAGTTTGCGCCTCTGCACCAGTGTCAACAGCCTCTTCGGTGTCTAGCATGGAAGCAAAACTTTGCGCTGCATCATTCACACTCATCCCGATTGCTTGTGCGTTATCGGACATATTCACCTCTTAGTTAAAAATCATTTTGCCAGTGGTGGACGACCACGGCGCTTTGCAAGAGTAACTTCTGCCATCTTGCCAGTATCGTAAACAGACCGCAACTTCGTTTTCAGAATATCTACGGTCTTCAGGATTAAATACGCTTTCTCACGGACTTCGCCTTCGAGAAGGGTAGAAGCACGGATTTCACGGAAGCAATCCTCTTCAATCTTTTTGAGCATCTCATTGAGAAGCTCATCTTCGAGAAGCAGCTTGGCACGATCACCGCGCTGCAAATTAATCTCTAATTCGTCCATTTAGAACCCTTGTGGTGGGACTGCTGGCTCTTGCTGAGTTTGTTGGAACGCTTGTTGATCTTGAACCGTTTGCATGTACGCCTGTTGTTGACGGTTGTACTCATCAATCGCTGCTTGGTCTTGTTGAGCTTGTTGATTTTCTAATTCACGGTTTTTATTCAAGGCGGCATTAATTTCTGCCGTTTGAATTTGTGTATTGTATTTCAATTCCATTTCGTAGCGACGAAGTATTCCGTCCTGCTCGATACGGTCACGCTCACGGTCATCAGCACGCATCATTTCATCGCGCTTCAACTCCAACTCAGCAGCCTTCTTCTGGATGTCAGCTTGGATAGACTGGGCTTGTACTTCTGCCAACATCTCTTCAGGGGTCTTCTTAGGAGGTGTTTCTGGCAATTGGAAGTCAGGTGGCAACTGAGTAAAGTAGTTCTGGCTGTCTTTCAAACCAGACAACTCAAGCATCTTTGTCAAAGTATTTGTGTACTGAGGCAATGAAACCACGGGGTTATTGAACCCGCCTGTCTTCATGATCTCTTCTTGACGGGCGGCAACCATAGCCAAAACAGCAACTCGGTCTTGAGTAGTGCCATCTCCAACGCCTACGTTGACAACCAGATCCATATTGGCATCCCAAGAGCGTGGGTCAATCTGGACAAACTTGTTGTTCAGTCGGACCATGCGCTCTTTGTCTTGATTCTCAACGACGAGCTTCAAGATGCCGCTAAACAGCTTACGGAGGCCAGTTTCGGCAAAGATACGAGCAATCATCTCAATGTGCTGGTGGGCAGCATTGACGGTGGCGCTTACAGCCGCTTTCGTGGTCGATTGCAAAGCATCAGCATCAAGCCCAGAAGCAGCTTTAGAGATACCCGTACGGTTTTGCTTAACGTCATCCATGTACTCCAACATTGGGAAGGCAGCGCTTCCAACGAATGGAATATTGAACGGCTGGACCATGCCAGGCGCTCTCATGCGGATGATCGCACCGACTTCAGTATTCAACACATCTTCAATATTTGCTTGGCCTTCAACAATCGCTGTGCGAGGGTGAATAGACTGGCTCAAAGAATCCAACATGCCACGCTGAATGTTTGACTTGATGCGCTGGATGTCCATAGTGACATCAGCAGGGCAGTTGCCAAAGAATGTGTGTGGCTCTGGATCTGGACAGAAGTCAGCAAACTGGCGCTCATCAACGATTTCGTTGTGAACAACCTTGTGTGAGCTACCAATCGTGCAGATCTTACGCAGTTCAGCAATGCCGTCACCATCGAAGTCAACTTTGACGTATGACTCAATGTAGAGGACGTGCTTCGTTGTTGGATCAGGGCTTGTAGAGCCGCGAACAATAGCCAGTGGGTTACGGGCTTGGTATTCTTGGTTCGTGTCGAACTCATAGCCGTCACCAGACACAGCGACGACATCATCGTACTCGTAGCCCATAGCCACAAGTTCAGACACCATCTTCATGGAGCGATGACCAACGAAAGTTGCTTCATCAATAGACTTTGCACGGCGGTCAATCAGAAACTCTTCTGGAGGAAGGGCTTCGATCTTGACTTTACCAGACTTAATACGGCGTTTGATTTCAACGTCATATTGCATGGGTGGCGGCATCATGATACCCATTGCCTCGTTCATTTGAGGAGGCATCCCGAGTATGGGATATTCACGGACCGCCGAAATCTCAACTTCTGGATCTTGAGTCAACAGCAACATGCTGTTTTCATCGAGGCCAGTAAAGTGTTCTGCTTTAACAGATACAGACTCATCCCACCAGTACTTAACAATGCCGACTTTACGGATCAAAGCATCTTTAAATGCGGAATGGAGGATCTTGAAACCATTGTTGTCGCGCTTGAAAATGAAGTCGCAATAGTCAGTAGCTTGACTAGCTTGAGCCACATCTTCTGGGCCTTGAGGAGCAAATTCAACAACACGGTCAGGGCCAAAGAAAATACGCATCAGGCTTGGCAACATGCCTTGCACTGTGTCGTGTACATCCATTGACACAACTTGAGAACGACCTTCTTCTTCATCGCCAAATGGCTGACCAAGATAGTACTCAGTGGCTTGTGCGCGAAGGCCGCCAATGTCCTCATCGATAAAGGTGACAGCATCAGAGATCTCAGAGCTGACAATGCCTTGGAGTTCTTCCTCGGTCATGATGTCTTCTTCGTCGACCTCCATCTCACGCTTAAGCATCTCTGCCATCAATAGAGGGTCTTTGGTTTCTTCGTCGTACATAGTGTTCCTAATTAGCGCAACAAACCTTGCTGGCGCTTGAGAATTTCTTCAATGCCACCGCCTTGATATTGGCTGTATGGCTGTTGATATGAAGGCATTTGCATAGGTTGAGCGCCTTGCTGAAGTTTAGCGAAGTCAGCTTGGCTAGACATTGACTGCTTATATGCTTCTGGAGCCACGACATTGAACTTGTCTTGCAGTGCCATGCTTGGGTCTAGCAATGATGTGCCAGCCTTTTTCAATCCATCAAAGCCACCCATCTTAATTGCAACATCAGAAAGTGCAGGTTGAGTAGCAGCAGTAGCAGCTTCGGCAGCACCAGCTGCTCCAGCCACATTACCACCTAAAGCTGCAGCGCCACCAGCATTAATTCCAAGGAATGACAGTAGTCCTTGGAAGGCTGTAATCGGGTCCATGATTAGCCTTTCTTGGCTTTCATCGCCATCTTCTTCTTAGGCATCTTAGCCTCAGACATGGCAATAGCAATAGCTTGCTTAGGATTCTTGACGACAGGACCACCTTTGCCAGAATGCAATGATTTGTCTTTGTACTCGCCCATCACAGATGCAATTTTCTTTGCCGCTTTATCGTATTTCATAGGAAACTCCTTTACCCAATCGTATCTCAATAGTCAGAACTAATCAAACGATACCTCGAATACTACGTTTTAACGATTGACCCCAAGATTGTTTGAATCCGTAGCTTGCAACACCAGCATCAGAGGCAAAAGTTAATACAAATGCATCAGCCATGTCAGGTGATTTGAGGCCACGACGACGAATATCGTCTTTGGATTCGATTTTCATCTTGCCGCTACTGTTGAACGAGTAACGGACTGTCGCCAGTTCAGCGATTAGGTCTTCGTTGTTCGGAAGTTTGCAATCGCGTTTTTCCAACCACGCTTTAGCTTTTCCCCAAAGTTCTGCACGTAGATTGATATAAGTTTGGCCCATAGCGGGAGACTCAGACACATTGATACCACGAGCAGGAAGATTAAGCTCACGTAGACGGTCAACAACACCAGCACCGAGGCCAATAGAGTCGACAAGGATTTCAACAGGCTTTTCTTTTGGCCCACAGGCTTCGTATTGGGCAACTACGGCTCCAGTCAATTGCATCAGGTCGAGGTTTCGCCACTTATCGAGGGTGGTGACCACATTGGATTGTCGCTTACATAGAACAGAGGAGTCTGACCCAAAACGCGCCACGTCCAATCCCCAGAGGATGGGTGCATCTTCGTAGGCAACGACATCCCTGTGTTTTGCAGATTCAAGGAGGTCCATAGGAATGATGGTATCGTCATCAGATCGTGGGAACTCGCCAAGAACACGGATGCGGAAAGCATTTGAGTCTTCTCCATATCTAGACTTCATGTCGTTCACAAAGTCTTCAGAAACGCGCTTAGAGTCTACACAAGAGACACGTTTTGTCCACCAGTCGTCTTTTAGACGGTTATGTGTATCAAAGAAAAAGCCGCTAGAACGGACAGGATTACCAAACAAAATAGTAACAGCGCTATGACCAGACATAGAGCCAGCAGCAGCTTCAAACACCTGTTCTGGGACACCAGAGGCCTCATCTGCGATGAGCATGACGTTTTCTGAGTGGATACCTTGGAGTGCTTCTGGCTGCTCGGCTCGTGAGGTTCGAGCAGAAATGAAGGCCTCGGTTGCGGAGGCTTTGAGTTCGATACGTTCTTGTTTGACATCGAGAAGCTCTTGAATAGGCGCAGGTAATTCTTTGACCCAACGCTTCAATTCTGCAAAGAGGGCATCATAAAGTTGGCTGGACGTGGGAGCCGTGACGACCACTTTAACGGGGTATCGAGTGAGCAAGTACCAGAGCATGGCCCATGAACCAGCAGTAGACTTTCCAACTCCGTGACCTGAGCGGATAGATATCTTTCGATTTCCAGCGGCAACGGCATTGAGGAAGTCGATTTGCCACTCATCTGGCTCTGTTCCAAGTACTTCGCGTACAAAAGACACTGGGTCATTGCGGTACTTCTTAATGAACTCAATAAACGGGTTTGTCGCCATTAGTTATTCTCTATGACTTCTGTGGCTTCGATAGCTTTTCCCATATGCTTTAAAGCCTGTAGGTGGAGGTCGCCAATGGAGATATTCACTTCGTTTTGTGCTTTCTCGCCAAAACCTTCAGGATCAAGTTTAGAAGCCATCCATTTACGAGTATCCACTTGTAGACGAGCCTTGTTGACAGCCGAAGAGGAAGCGCCATCAGCGAAATCAGCGATGTCCAAAGCATCTTCAGCCAGTTTTTCAGCTTTGAGCTTACGTGCGGAAAGAACGGCATTTTTACGGTCTTCAGTTTGGTTGATCCAAAAGGACAGCATTGGGCGAGAACACTCAATGAACTCAGCGAGGCGACCAATAGTCATACCCTCGGCTATATGGGACGAGACAAACTCAATCCCACCCAACTCTTCAATCTTCTTCTCTAACGCTCGACGCATTGGAAAACCAGCCATGAACGCTCCTTATTCAGCTTCTTCGTAATCTTTACGTTCCCACGCCTTGCAGACACGCAGGTTGTGGCAAATGAACTCAAACTTGTGGCAGTAGCCTCGACCACCGCCATCAGCATCAAACCTGTCTTCAGGAATTGACTCCATCTCAGCCAGCATCTCAGGGGTATTGTCAAAGTACTCGCAATTGGCACAGAGGCGACGACGAGCCTGAATGGGTGCAATACGCCAAACCTTAGCCAATTCACGCCAGTATCCACCATTAGCAGCACCAGTCTTGTCAGGACCAAGCATCCGAGTCTTAACCAGCGTATCACGCATCTCAGCATTGGTCTTGGCATTCAAGCCATTTATGCCTGCCTCTTCAGGCTTCTCAGGCATATCGCCCATGTCTAGGAGTCCCATAAGACCTTTCAGCGGAGCAAGACCGCGATTTTTTTTGAGAGTTGTTGGTGGCCTGTATTGATCTCAGGCTTTGCAAGCTGCATACATGGCGGCATCTAGAACTAACTTGCATCCTCACGCCTATGGTGTGTATCAATCTACACATTCACCAACACGACTGAGGACTAACTTGACCCTTCAAATCAGGCAGCAACTATGACTGCGGCGCAATCCTCATGCGTCTTGATGTGTTTTGATTATAGATCTACATTTTCAAAACTATTTTTTGGTGGGTATAAAATTTTTTTTTGGACTATGTTTTGATAGGTGTTTGAACTAAGTTTCGATAGGTGTTTTACAGGCCAGTCCCTGCGCCCCCTCGCTATGACTCAAGGGGGGCCTAAGCCGTCCGCTTGGTTGGTAAGCGCTCACTAACTTAAGCCACTGCAAATGATTCGCATTAATCTTCTTTACATAATACTGCAAGTATCTATTAGGCACTGCGACGAACCAAGGCCAAGGCTAAGTGGCTAACCTATGCACAACTTTGCATATGTTGTCTCATGCACGCGTTTGGCGTTTGTTTGTCGGTGTTCGTTTGGGTGTCTATCTGGTTTTTTTGGGTTATCTGGTTTGTAGGTAACCAAGGCCAAGACTAAGCCCTAAGCCAAGGTAAGCCGCCTATATCCCCCTATACCGTCCCCTTATCTATCCCTTATGAGAAGAGCAAACCAAGGCCCCAAGGTTTATCTTTTTCTTTTCTTTTTGTGGCTACATAATCAAAAGCTATTGAACCAGTAAACGGCTTAGAAACAATCAATTAGACAAGCTGCAAAACGGACGTATATTTACACTGTCTTTAGACAAACCGACCAAGCGGACCCTTGGTAACTGTTAAAAGGTGTCAATCATGATTATGCGTTCTCTTATGGCTTTTGCCGCCGTTCTGGGTTTTGGCGTTACTTTCCTTGGCCTTATGCTTGGCCTTGTCGACCCCTACCACGCGTTCATTCTTGTCGCATTCTTTTTTTGGGCTATTGTGTACGCCACGCAAGAAGTCAAAATTTAATCGTTCTTTTCTTTTTTAAAAGGTGTCAATCATGCAAACAGTACTTTCCCCCGTTGTATCCCCCGTCATTACCCTTGGCGAAGTCGTCGACCGCTTGGGCCAACTTCGTGCCGAAATAGCGGACTTAGAAACCTTGGCGGACCAACTCAAACAAAACCTAAGTGATAGCGGCGAAACCAAGGTTGTCGGCAAACTGTACAAAGCCGCCGTTATCTACTCACCTGGTCGTATTTCTACAGATTGGAAAACAATTGCCGAACACTTCGCACCGTCCCGCCAACTCATTACGGCGCATACGCACCAAGGCGCGGCTTTTGTGTCCGTTCGTATTTCGTCACGCTAACCAAGGGGAAACCAATGACAACTCAAAGTTTAAAAAGTGTCGGACCCTATACGTGGGTTAGTCGTGACGTGACAAGTGACAAGGGCCAAGGGGTTTATCGTTTCATTGTTTACGGCGCATACAACGCGTTTGGCCTTATCGGGTCCGAACTTAACGGTATCGCCGTACTGGATGAAACAAACAAACGCGTACTTTGTGACGGGATACAAAAAACCGATACGGGATATTTTGGTCCGTCACAACGCCAATTGGAAACCTTGGTCGACTTGGTTTGCATGCCTTATGACAAGTTCGCCGAATTCGTCAATCAACACCCAAACGCACGGTATGCGTTGGATTAATCAATCAATTAGTTAAAAGGCGTTAAAAAATGTACTCAGTTGCTCTAACCTTAAAAAGTGCGAACGTAAAAACGGGACCAATTCCCGTATCCATAACGTCCGCAAACTCTTGCCCAAACTCTTGCCCGTTCAATGACGGCGGCTGTTATGCCAAAAGCGGACCCTTGGCGATACATTGGCGCAAAGTGTCCAACGGCGAACGCGGCCTTAATTGGGGCGGCTTTTGCGAATCGATTAAGGCGTTACCCCAAGGCCAATTTTGGCGACACAATGCGGCGGGTGACTTACCTGGTGACGGAGAAACCGTGGACCCCAAGGCGCTTGGCGAATTGGTTTTGGCCAACCTTGGTAAAAAAGGTTTCACTTATACCCACAAAACAAACGACCCCGCCAATTTTCCATGGATCAAGGCGGCGAACGAATGGGGCTTTTGTGTAAATTTATCGGCTAACAGTTTGGACCATGCGGACGAATTGGCGGCGTTGGGCGTTGGTCCCGTTGTCACGGTTTTGGCTATTGATTCGCCAACAAAGCAAACGACACCAGGCGGACGCACCGTTGTAACTTGCCCCGCCACTTATCGGGACAATGTATCTTGCGCCACTTGCCAACTTTGCGCGGTTTCTAACCGTTCGACAATTGTCGGGTTTCCCGCTCACGGTAACGCTAAGGCCAAGGTTCAAACTGTATTTTTTGCAAAAAGGGCTTAAAATGTATATTTTGCACTTAATTTGCAATGATGGCGAAATTGTTTTATTGAATTTTGATACATACCAAGAAGCCGAACGAATGAAAACGGCTTTTATGCTAATGGGTCAATATAAAAATTCTTTTATCAAAAGGGGTTAAAAATGTGGACTTTGTTTGTATATATGCACAACGGGACGTTGTCCGAAATAGACTTTTTAGACAAGGCGGACGCTATAGAGTACGCAAGGGTTCGCAAAATGGGCCAAAACAAAGCGATTCGCCGTCACGTAATAAAAGAATTCCCTTTTTCTCAGTGGCTTAAAAATAAGGGGCTTTACCATGGATAAACCGCAAATTGGCGATAAGGTCCGTTTTTCGTCCGACTTTTGCAAACTTGTCGGACCAAGCGCAAAGGCCAAACGCGGCATTATTGCCCACGTATACGACCAGGTAAGGCCAAACGGACCTTTTATGGTTTCGGTTTTATGGGGCGGCGACGAACGGGCAAAAAACGTCCTAACGTCAAACTTGGCAAAAGTAAGGGGCAAAAAATGACGAATGAAATTCGACCAGGTAACGTGGGCATTGTCACGACAACGGACGACAAATTGTGCGAAGTGACTTCTTTTCAAAATGGCTTGGTCTATTGCCTACCAATGACGGCCCCCAAGGTTTTGCGCGTTTGCTTACCTTGGCACTTTTGGGTTTTGTTGGACAAAATGCCCGATTAAACTTTTACGAAAAGGCGGCGGCTTAAGTGTCGCCCCTTTTTTTAATGGTTTGGTTAGTAAGCGCTAACTTCGCACGACAAACGATAAAACGCGTTTTAAGCGGCTTTTGTGCTTTTGCTTGGTTTGGTATAGGCCAACAAAATAAGCGCCTTATTCGTCGTTTTATGCGGTTTTGGCGGCTTTGTTTGTTGTCTCATGCGTTGTAACTTTTCGCCTTGGTTAGTAAGTGCTAACTTCGCCGCCTAAGTTAGTAAGCGCTCACCAACCGTGGCAAAAAAACAACACAATGCTGATTTTTCTGGTTTTTGCCATGTCCGATTTTGAAAACCAACTTAACCAGATTTTTCAACTCTGAAACTTTTTTGAAATTTAGAAGTTGACACTGCCACCCCCCTCCCCCATTAATTTTTTAATGGTTTCATTCAGGGCTGAGAGTTCATCCATCTTTTTGATGTTCCACATGCGCTTTTGACCGTGGATTCCGTTCTGGCTACCCCTGTGGCAGTCAGCGCACAAAGGAATGGATGTGAACCATTGGCCTTGATTGATTTCGTGGCACTCACTTGGACCCGTCTGGTCGCAGACTATGCAGCTCATCTCCTTGATTCTCAGGATGTGTGCTTTCTCCGCTTGTGTCGGTGTCTTCTTGTTTTTGCTTTGCATTTTGTTTTCCAAATGTTCTGGCCCATGCGCCAGCGAATGTCTCTTCATCTACGTCAAATGGACGTGGTGCGCTACCTTTACCGCTCATTGAATCTCTCCTCTTTCTTTATCTGCCTCATCAGTTCCCTGACTCGTCTTTCACCACCAAAGCCAAACTTCTCATCACATAGCGCCAGTCGTTTATCAACTGTTGCCTTGTTTTTCAGCACTTCCCATGTCGTCAGAAGCTCTCTAGCTTCACCTGCTAACAGGTCGTACAGCGACGGGCTTGGCTTTGGGTTCCTTACCCTGAATACTGGTCTTGTACTCAATTAATGTCTCTTTACTGGTGTGACACTATTCAGCCAGCGTTCAAAGTTAGCGTCAACTAACTTACGTTTCCCGTGATTTGGCTTTGGCATTGCTTTTTTCACCAGTTTGACTGGTTTTTGTTTTGGCTCTTCTTTAACTGGCCAAGGTGCGTTTGGTGCTAATACTGTTTTCATGTGTTTTTCTCAAGTAATTTTGCTTCTGCCCATCTAGCGCCTTGCTTAAAAAAAAGATTTCCAACCAATTCTTCAGGCAAATCGCCCCAATCTAGCCCAACCCATGTGCGTTGTTGTGGTGTGGTGTATTGCTGTGCAAAGTCAGCCATCCAGCATGGAATGTCGTTTGCCAAAGGAGTGCCGTCAATAAATCGTTTGTATAAAAACTTGTCTTTGACAATCTGTTCCGCATCTTTTAGCAAATCAACCCACGCCACAGGCTCACCCTGCTCTTGCTTTGGTTGCGATGTAGTGTAGAAATTTGTTCCTTCTGGGAATGGCAAATCTTGAGTTACAGGACACCACATTCCAAATGATTGGTCGTCAGCTTGTGACTTGTAGCAAAGTTCACCGCGATATACCTTCAGCGCCACAGGCTCACCCTGCTCTTGCTTGGCTGGCATTACGCATTTACCTTTTGGACAGTGGCCCATGCCTTCTGCTCCGCTATCAATAGCGTATTGACAACGTCCATCACTGCGACACAACTGCTCTTGCTTGGCTAGTGCTTCTTCTAGGGCTTTGATGGCTTCGTCTACTTGTTTAAATACCCAATCCGCCCCAGTAAGTGAACCATAGCTTGTTGCATTGTTTAGCGCCTCAAGTGCCAGCTTTGCAGCAGATTTCAAATCGTTCATAAAGTTGCTCCTTCGTGCATTTCACGCTTTGCTTTTACATAGGCTTGGTGTGCCTCTTGTGGTGTTATATAGGTTCCAAGGTTTATCTTTTTGCCATCAACTCTGATTTCTGCTCTCCATTTATTGCCATTTGGACTTACGCCAAGAAATCCAGACTGATTGTCAGACCTTGCTTTTCTTTGGTTTTGCAGATTTACAGAATGTGACACCTCACGCAAATTGCAAATCCTGTTGTCGTTTGGTAATCCATTGATGTGATCAACATCACCAGTAGGCCAAACACCATTCCAGAAATACAAAGCAATCCTGTGAGCCTTATACATCTTGCCTTTGAATTTGATACACACATAGCCAAGTTTGTCTTTGGCGTTTGCCAGCTTTCCTGCCATTTTGTGAGGCGCTGTACTTTTCCACCAAAAATCACCAGTTTCATGGTCGTATCTGAGTGCATTGTTTAGTGCTTCTTTACTCATTTACTTCTCCCACGCAATAGTTGAAACATACAGAGGCCAAAATGCAGATATGAAAAGAGAATCAAATGCTTTTGATGCTTCACTAACCTTGTAATAAATCTCAGTTCCAGCAACTCGATTCATATTTGGTCGCGAGTTGTACGCGTGACCATAAGTGATTAAAAACCCCAAAAAGTACGCTAAAACAAATGAGAAAAATACATTCAATGTCTTGTCAGTCATAGCGGAGCCTCTGGCAATTGTGCGCGTTGCGCTTGTTGGTACGATTGTTTTTGCTTCTTTGTCCACGGCACTGGTGGATAGCTAGGGAAAGGCCAATTCATGACTTCACCCCACAAACTCTTTCCATGTACGCCAGATAGACCTGATCGGCTTCATTGAACACGCGCTCGTCATCCTTCAAGTGGTATGTGGCGTAGGACTTGCCAAAGCCGCCGTGCTTCTTGACTCGCGTGATAACGATCTTGCTTACACCTACTGTTGGCGCGTGGCGATGAATGTAGTGTTCCTTCTCTGCGCTTAAGTGCATTACCAACTGCATTGGCTGGCTACAAAACTCTTCAAATGTCAACTCATTCATAATTCACTCCTTTTAACTAAATGCTTTCATTTCTGCTCGCGCTGTGTACTGGTTGACTTTATAGATCTCAATGCGAGCCTGTGCTGCAGCAATCATCAATCTCAAGCGCTCTTCAGCTTCAACAGCTTTGTAAATTTCTTCAAGAAGCTCCAAATACTCTGGATGGCTGTAGGCATATGTCTCTTGTTTGCCCAACACTGCTTCGTCACAACTTCTCATTAGAGTTGCTTTCTTGCTTTTTCTAGACTCCTCCAAGAACACCCTGTTGGCTTTTGCTTGTGCAAACTCTGGAGCCATCATTATGATTGCGTTAATCGCTTTGTTTGGGTCTGCTTCCTGCATCTTGATCTACCTTTAATGAACCATGTATTAACCGCCAGTGCTTGTCTGCCAAGCGCCTGATTCCTTCAGACAGGTTGCCATTACCTGCAAGCATCAATGCCTGTTCGGTAACTTCTGCAACCCTAGCTCGAATGACCCGTGATTGACCACCGATCTTTTTGCGTCCTGCACCTTGTCTTTTGCCGCCACGTTTATTCATGTTTGAAATTGTAGCTCAGAAATCAAAGTCATTGTTTGTTTTTTACAACAAATCAAGTTGCCATTTACGCAAGTACTCTGCCAACAACAAAGCCTCAGCCATGTTGTGGTGCTTCTTTAGCTTGATCGGTGCTAGAGGCCAAATCTCTTTTGCCAACTCAAGGCTTGCGTACTTGTCTTGGCTCAAATTAAAGTGTTTTTTCCATTTCTGCGGCGTGACGTAATGCACTGGCGCATGAAAAGACTCACAGACGGCATCTATAGCCCCTACAGCACGTCCAAATTTAAAAGTCGAGGAAACACCTTGCCCGCTGAAGGCATGTACAGCCTCAAGGCAGAATTCAACATCTTGCTTGTCAACAGCTTGACTGAGTTCCGCCTTGAAATCAACTGAGTTAATTTTTCCATCAAGGTTTGTAATGTCTCCACACGACCAATACTTGCCGTGTAGGTCAACAATTCCCCATGCACCAGATACAGCGCCTGGATCTATCCCGCAAAATAATTTCATATGTGTGTAAAAAGTTCGTTTCGTTTATTTTTTGCGGAATTTGCAGCGTCATCTAAATTGTCAAACAACCCAAGATAGATTTGCTTTTTATTATGAGTAACTGAAGCCATCCATTTTTTAGCAGCTTTGTGCCATGTAACCCCTCTATACCCACTTGTGTTGTGACTTCTTAAAGATATGTTTTCATTGTTTTGCTTTACGGTGGCAAGCCTTAAATTTGAAAACCTGTTGTCATTTCTGTCTCTATTGATGTGATCTATTGCATTTTCTGGAAATGATCCATACACATAAAGCCATGCAAGCCTATGAACCATGTATTTCTTTCCTTCAATAGACAATCTTGCATAACCAGTTCTGTCCATGTGTCCAGCTTTTGTGTATGGCTTCACTCTGTTATGTGAAATGTTTTTCCATTTCATATCACCAGTTTCTTGGTTGTATGAAATCAGTTCTTTTAATTTTGCTTGTGTAAGCATGTCGCACCCCATCATTGGTGGAAATCATCACTGTGAAAGCAACAGCAGGACGGTGATGAATCGTCTTTTCCCCCGCTAAAGGTAGCTGTTGCATCAATCATAGCATTCCTAAGTACATCATGCTTCACCTCTTGCTCGGATTGCTGCATCAATCATTTTTTGCACCTGTGTGATGACGTGCTTCATGTTGCTTGCGCTGATTGCATCCAGCGTCATTCCGTTTGCTTTCAACACTTCATGTGCCTTTTTAAAGTCAGGCTCAGGAAATGCGGCGATTGGATACGCCTCACACCAGCCTTTGATGTGTGCAAACAAGTCATCGTAGTGCTCGCGCTCTTTGTAAGCGCCATTAGCCCACGCTATCTCGCACATTCGTTTTGTGTGCTCTTCACAATCGTGATGCGTATATGGGGCTTGGCTACCCTCGTCGTGCCACCACTTCTCAAAATGGGTTTGATGTGTCATGCTTCACCTCTTGCTCGGATTGCGGTACGGATTTCTTTTAAAGCATCGTATGTCCATTCGCAAGCCATTTCCCCTGCGGCAGAATTACCAACGGGAATGCGATGGGTTTCAATCACATTAACACACGCCTCACGCTCTTTAGCTGCTACCAGTTTGGCAAAGGCTTCAAGTTGATCAAATGTCATTGTGATTCCTTTTACCAAGGTAGTTGGTGGTGGCGTATAACAACCAGCCCCAAGTTTTATAGCCATCTCAATGATTTCTTCGGAGTTCATAGCAAACCTTTCTTTCTTTTCCAATAATTTGCTGTTGACAATGACAAACTTTTACGACCTTCTTCGGTTTTTGCCCAAGAATTAGCTGACATCTTTGCTATTGATTCGGCAGATTTTTTCTTTCCAGAATTTGCTAATGCTATTTTTTTACGATGTTCAATAGATAGTGGTTTACCTTTGTGAGCAATTGACAAAGCGGCTTTGTGTTCTTCTGTTAATTTTCTATTTCGCGCAAGTTGAGAAACAGACATTTTTTCCCTTGTTTCATTTGAAGGATTTGATACACCTTCACCGCCATCAGTCATGTTTACTAAGTTGTAGCCCATGTCTTTAAAACACCAAATCAAAAACTTTTCGTGTTCAAATGCTTCTTTTTCTGTTTTCCATCCAGCAAGTCTTTCAACAGATAAACCATGCTTATTTACAGTATTTATCCAATGTTTGTTTCTACCTTTCCTTACAACTTCTCTGCCTTTTTTACCTTTTCCTATGTAAAAAATTGTTGAGTTGTCTTTTTTGAAATGAGCGTATGTATAAAACTTGATTTCATCTTGCGTCATGTTTTCTCCTGAACTTTTTGCCAGTTGTACTCAATCCACATACGTGGTTCTAGCGTTGCTATGTGTTCCCAATCTGGGTCATCTTCAAACTCTTTTGCTTTGTCCAAGTATTCGCACTTAATTTGTCCCGTCTCTTTCAGCATGTAGACAAATACTGTTGCATCTAAGTTGTGACTCATAGACCCCTCCAAAGGTTTCCTGTTTCTTTCCATGTCCTACCAGCCTTGATGTTTCCAATCGTGGCTTTGTTGACTCCATATTCCAGCGCCAGCTCTCTATGCGTCTTGTCTGACAGCCTGATCTCTCTAGCTTGTTCCATGTTTAGCTTTGCTCGGTTCGCTCTTGCATAAGCACTTAGCTTGGCACTGCGTACAGGATTCTTGTAGTCTGCTGTTGCAATCTTGAATACAGACTTCTTTGCAACAACACGCAAGTGGTCAGGATGAATGCATCTTTTATTGCCACAAGTTGTCGTGATAACTTGATTTGACTTCTTTGTGCGCTGAAAAAGAACAGCCATGATGGTTCTCAATGGCTTGTTCTTGCGCTTGATGCTGACCATTGGATAGCCTGATCCATTTGATGGTCCAGTCCACAACAGACAATCACCGTCCTGCACTGTGCGATTGATTAAATCCGTGAGATAGATAGTTGACTGCCCGACCAAGCAGCTCTTGAGGTATTTTCCCCCATCGATCTTGAGCGATCCCCAAAGCGTTGTCGAGGGTGATTGCGTAATCTCGCTTCCATTTGAAGCTGTTTCCTGAACATTCGAGTAAGACATTAACTGCACTTTTTAACTTCCTGTAATCAATTGACTCTTCTTCTTTCAACTCTTCTAAGCAATACATCATTGCAAAGACTGGTAGTGATGTTGCTACTGTTGCACTCTCAGCATCTTCACCATCTTCCATCATGAAGATTGATATTCGATGTCCAACAACTGCTTCTTTCATTTTCTTGATGCCGTATGCCCTTGCAATAGGATTTGATGCATCTGCTCGTTTCTTTCTCATTTACGCCTTTCTGTCTGCTGCCCAGTACTTGATTGCATGGGATAAACATCCTACCGCTTGTTGATCAATTTTTAACTCTTGGCCTGAATAAATTCTGTTGTGTTGCTTTCTGTCAACAAACAAATCTATGTCGCCAGTCTTGAGTAATGCTTCGTTGATCTTGGTTATTGTTGCTGGATAACCATTCTTCACATGGTCCAGCAGTGTCATTGCATCTTCTTTTGTCATACAACACTCTTTCGCAACTCAGCCAACTTAGCCAATGTCTCCAATGATGGAGGCACGGCATTCTTGCGATCTGCCTCAATCTTCCGCAAAGCAGCGTCTTGGTTTGGCGGTGGTGGTGTAGTGACGTTCGCTACATCAAACTTGTTGAACACTGGTGTCTGTCTTGGCTGAACCCAGTCAGCTTTGAATGACTGCCAGTTTCTCAGGATGATTTCCTTCAATACCTGCTCAAGCGTCCATCCAGCCTTGTCTGCCTCTTTCTGCAAACCATCAAGAACCGTCTGCGTAACCTTGGCCTTCTTAGCCTTACGTAAAGCAACAAATTCAAACCAAATAGTTGGAGACACGCCGATAGGCGTAGCAACGTCAGGTGCTTTCTCTTTCTTTGTCTCTTTCTTTGTCTCTGTCTCTTTCTCTAGACTATCGGTTTGATATTGCTCTGATATCGCATTGATATCATCTTGTTCCAGCCAATGAGACAGCTTGTTTAAGCAGTCAATAGTTTGCTTTTCTGTCATTCTTAAGCGAAATGCAAGAGTTTTTGAGTTTGGCAAGCAGCCATCATCTTCACTAGCAATTAGCCAACACATGACTAGCACCTTGCTTGCAAGTGGGTCTAATTCGTACCATTCCATATCATCCAGAACATCACGGTATAGCTTTACCCAAGGTGGCTTCCTGTCTTTGAAGTGTTGAAACTTTGACCAATTTTTAATTTTCATAGCTAACCTCTTTGCGTTTGTTTAGGTGATGAGTGTTGTAAATTGGCTTCAATCTTCTAATCAATCTAATTTCCCACATCGCCCAATCGCCTAACCGCTCTGAAAATTTTGCTTTTATCTCAATCCTTACAGAGCTTGAAATATCTACCCAAGGCGTATGAATGTTTTTTGCATATCCATACCTAAAAGCATGTCCAGCAAATCTATTGCTTAGGCTGCTTGATTGACCTACATAAACCAATCCACCATCAAAATAAACCGCATAAACACAAGGTTTGTTAGGCAATTTATCTTTGTCTGGGAAAAGTTTGTACTCTTTCCATTTGCTCATTTTTAGACCAAAAAAAAGGGCTACACCTGGAATCTCACCCTTGCGGATGTTGGCGGACTGGCGTAGTACCAGCAGATTCCATGTGTAACCCCACTACGAAACGCCGCCAAGCGTCTTTTCAAAAATTATATCAGTTAAACCACAAATAGAACCCGTGCAGGATGCCTATTGGAAAAAAGATAGCACCAGCTACCAAGAAACCCCATAGACCAGTTCCAAAGCACGTAAAGATGTGAGTCAACCAAGCAGCAACACACATTAAACCAATGATTTCACCCATTTCAACTCTCCTTAACAAAAATACCTTCATCATTCATGTATCCACGGCGGTCCTTAATCTGCAGGTAGGCAGCTTCAAGACAGTCAGTCAGATTGACATCCAGCAAAGCACAGACGTTAATCAAGCAAACAACAGTGTCACCAACGGCATCAATGGCTTCAATCTTGTTGCCATCACGCAACGCATCAACCAGCTCGTTGATCTCTTCTACAGCTTTGATTGACTGTGCAAAAGGTGTGCTGTTTGGGATGATCTTACGGGCTTCAGACCAATGGATGACCTTCATTTCGATCTCTGCGTAACTGCTCATTCAAATACTCCAAATAAAACAAGTGCCTCAAGAATTCCAATAGTGCTGCAAACAAGACCAAACAATCGGCTTCGTTGGTTAGCTCCTAAAAGAACAAAAGCAAGACCAATAAACAGTAGCAAAGAAGATGCTGCAACTTGAGTTGACAGCTTAATCATGCCAATGCTCCACGGAAAGCAACAATCTTACCGCCGATCAAAGATGGGCAGTCCATGTAGTCATATGCGCCTGGTCGCAAACAAGTACGAGTCAGCTCTTTTCCGTTGTAAGAACCAGTCATAGATCCAGCACAGATACGATCTTTTGTTGGTTTGAACTTCTTGCCTTCAATGGCAATACGACCATGATTGGTGATGTGCCACATGATGTCGCCTTTAGCTTCAATGCTAATGACCAAACCATGCTGCTCCATCTCTCGCAAGTATCGGTCATAGTGAATTGACAGTTGGCTGTTGACATCGCCATGAGTAAAGCTCTTGTGGTTGCGTGAACTGTAGGTAAGACGGTTCAGCAAGTCTTTGTGGTGGTTTTTGAGAATCATTCGAGTACTCCTTGATTTAACACTTTTGAACGGCCTCCAATGACTAGGTTGTTTACAACCCAGACTCGGTTACATAGGCCAGCTTGACGCATTTCACGCTCATAAGAGATAGTGCAGTCCTCACAAGGATTCACTACCTCTCTGGCGATTTTTGCTAGGTTGACCCACTCACGGTAGGTCTTTTGATCTGGAAAGCACAGAGGCTTGAAAATGTATGTCATGCAAACAATGTACGACAGATCACGGTGCTTGTTGATTGATTTTTTCTATTTGTTTTTAAACAACAGTAGGAAATTTTATTTTTGAAAAATCTCGTTTATCGTTTACATTTTCTATGTCAATGAAAGGAATCGAAGTGTTGACGCTTAAAGACTTTATCAATCAACAGGAGTTAATCGTGAAAGAACTACTTCAAGCAATCATGGAGAAAGAGAAGCACGTACAGTACTGCTGTTACTGCGTTGAGCGCCGTAATGACAAGATGTCGTGCTGCAGTGAGAACCACTGGATCGAGTTCAATGATCTAGATGACGACACTCAGCTAGAGATCGTCAAGGAGATCTTGCAAGATGAATAAACTAAACGAGACAACACGTTGCTTCCCACGTACATTGGAAGATGCATTTGAAGAAAGTGTAGAAGCCCAAAAACGTAGGCAGCAATGGGAGTGGATGGAACACCATGTTCCAAGCAATGAAAACTTAGTGAATGCATTGATGTGTTTCTTTGTTGGTTTTATTGTGTCAATGGTAATTTTTGTTAAATAAATGGAGTTAATCATGAATGTGTATCAAAAGCTAAATGCAGCACGTAAAGAGTTCCACTCGATGGAAATCAAAAAGACAGGCCACAACAAATTTGCTGGCTACTACTACTTTGAGTTGGGTGACTTCATCATTCCAGCTCTGACAATCTTTGAAAAACTTGGTCTGACTGGCATTGTTCGATTCAACAAAGAGATTGCTGAATTGATTGTTGTGAACAACGACAAGACAGACGAAGTGATTGTGTTTGCAAGCCCTATGTCTACGGCGGCTTTAAAGGGTTGTCATGAGGTGCAAAACCTTGGCGCAGTGCAAACGTACATCCGTAGGTATTTGTGGGTTGCAGCGCTTGAAATCGTTGAACACGATGCGCTTGATTCATCTGAAGGTGCAGCCGTCACGATTGACGTGAACATGATGGCAGACCACATCACAGCCATCAATGATGCAACTGATGAGCCATCTTTGATCAAAGCCTACCAAGCAGCGTACAAAGCTTGTGGCACTGACAAAGCATGGCAGAAGAAGATCATTGGCGTTAAAGACGTTAAGAAGGCTGCACTGAAATGAGTTCGGTCAAGGCGGTAACAGAAGACATTCAATTTAGGGTCAAAGTGGCATCATTTAGACCATTACCATCAAACCGTTTGATCAAGGAATTTAGCAAGTGGATTGAACAACAAGCCAAGGAAGGAAACTTTTTGGTATTTAGTTGCTCACTTGATAGTCACGAGCAGGAGTATCCTCGATGAAATCTATTGGCGACATTCTTGCAAACGCAAAACCTGGTCAATTAATTGAAGTGACTGAACAACAAATGAAGGAATTGCACTTGGTACAAATAGAGCAAGGCAGCGATGCTTGGTTTCAAAGTAGGTTGGGCAAAGTAACTGCATCAAAGATTGGTGACATCGTTGCCAAGACTAAATCTGGCTACAGCACCAGTCGTGCTAACTACATGGCCCAACTGGTTGTGGAGCGTTTGACGGGCGTTAAAGCCGAGTCATTCACAAATGCAGCTATGGAGTGGGGCACTCAGACAGAGCCTCTTGCACGAGCCGCATACGAGCTTAAACAAGGCGTTATGGTTGATGAGGTGGCAATGATTGACCATCCAACTATTCCAATGACTGGAGCCTCTCCTGATGGCTTAGTTGGTGAAGAGGGGATGATCGAGATCAAGTGTCCAAACACTGCCACCCACATCGATACATTCCTGTCTGGTGAGGCTGATAAGCGTTATACGTACCAGCAGCAGTGGCAGATGGCATGTACTGGACGTAAGTGGAACGACTTTGTCAGCTTTGACCCAAGAATGCCCGATAATCTTCAACTGTTCATCAAACGTGTTGAGCGTGACGATGAGCTAATTAAAGAACTCGAAGCCGAAGTAGTGAAGTTCCTTGCGGAAGTTGACGAAAAGGTGGAGAAATTGAAATCAATCAAGGAATGAAGATGACTTTTGAAAAACGTGAAGTTCGTGATAACAGTGGCGTGTTGTTTAAAAACGACAAAAAAGTGAACGATTCGCACCCAGACTACAAGGGTTCGATCATGGTTGCAGGTGTTGAGTACTGGCTGTCCTCTTGGATCAAAGAAGGCAAGAACGGTAAATTCATGGGTTTGGCCTTGATGCCAAAAGATGAGTCTCGTACACCAGCTAAGGCAGCGCCATCTACAAACATGGCTGACATGTCTGACGATATCCCTTTTTGATGTAAAAGTATTAAGTTTAATGTAAATTTAGGGAAAGCGGATGCTACCGATATGTGGGTTCATCCATGAGTAGTGCAGCGAGTACCTAATCTAACAGGAGTGAATGATGAAAGTTGTTATCAATGGTTGTTTTGGTGGTTTTGGCTTGTCACATGCAGCAATGCTTCGATATGCTGAGATAAAGAAAATCAAAGTTTATGCTGAAGAAGATAAATATGGATCTCTTAATTACTACACAGTTCCTAAAGAAAAAAGGACACCAGAAGTTGTAGATGGCTGGCTTAGTTTGCCATTGTCAGAACGACAGCGGTTGAATAAACAATGGACTGAAGAAAGACTTTATGATCGAGAAATTGCTCGTGATGACGAGGTTCTTGTTCAAGTTGTTGAAGAGCTTGGAGGCAAAAATGCAAGTGGCAGATTTGCTGCATTAAAAATTGTCAATATTCCTGACGGGATAGAGTGGCAAATTGATGAGTACGATGGATCTGAAAGCATTTCAGAAGTACACCGCACTTGGGGTTAATCTAACAGGAGTGAATGATGAGTATTAAGAAGATTTTTCAAGGCATTTTTGGCACACCAGCACACAAACTGGCACGCAAGGACGACCCAATCACCTCACATGAGGCTGCACAGAAGGTCGACACAACCAAGCTAGAGAAGATGGTTTATGAGGCAATTGCTTCATTTGGAGAGCGAGGCTGCATCTCTGATGACGTGTTAAACATGTTCCCATTCTTTCCGTATAGCAGCATCACAGCCCGTTACAAGAAGCTACACAGCGCAGGTCTGATTGAGATCACAGGTGTTCGCAAGGGTCGCTCTGGCAAGAACCAGCGTGTGATGAGGGTTGTCAAATGAAACAACTACTCAAAGACATTGTTTTCACCACATCTATGTTTGGGCCAATGATTGTTGGCTTGGCATTGACTTATGTTGTTTTTGGCTTTGTAGCTTGGGAGCAGAACCCAGGCGAATGGACTTGGAATCACCGTTTTGTTGCAACTATCTTCGGTGTCTGCTTTGGCGCTGCTCTTAGCCTTCGTGTCTCTTTTCGTAGAGGTAATCTATGACAAATATCTTGAACATTGTTCTGATTATTGGATGCGGGGCTGGAATCACAGCTCTGATACTTTTATTACTGGCAGGAATTTGGAGTAAAGAATGAGACACAAACATCACGATCTAATCGTTGCATGGGCCAAAGGTGCAAAGATTCAACAGAGAAACCTCAATGTTGCAGGTCTAGAAGATTGGCATCATTTTGACGGTCATTGGGGTGGATCTGAAGTAATGAACTCTTGGGAGTACCGTCTTCATGAAGAGCCAGCAAAGGAATTGGTCCTACACTGCTTTATAGACGCTACAGGCTGCGAATTTACGATTGCCAAGGCCAACATACGTCTAACCTATGACGGCGTGTCTAAGAAGCTAATAAAGGCTGATGTGTTGTGACAGACGACGAAGCAAAAAAGGCGCACCAAGAAGCAAGGTGCGCCCTTCAAATGCTGACAGGTGGAGTGATATGCACCCCGATGGAGAAAGAGTTCTTCATCAGGGGCTATCTTTTAGGCAAGGACAGCAAGAGCCTCGTTGGTGTGCTTAATCCTGTCTGCCAGACCGATAACTCCACCATTGATCTTTTTGGTTAATGCGGTCCAGTCACCACGGTCAGCAAGTTCATTGCAGCCGTGAGTCGACCAAAACCATCCAGCAGTCAGTGCAGCAAACTTAGGTGTGGCAACCAGATCTGGCTCCATCACAAAGTCATAGCCTAGTGCTTTTCCAGCATGGAAATAGTTAGCATGACCAGTAAGCTGAATACAGCCACGACCACGGAAACGATACCCATCACCAGAAGACTCATCACGGTTTCCCATTCGAGATGAGTAAACCATGTTTGCAATCTTCTTCGGATTCCCACCATACTGATTTGCAACTTCTAGTGTTGGAAAGCGCTTAGGCCACAGCTTCATCAAAGTGGCTGCACGGTAATTCAGGTTCTCTTCCAATATCTTGAAGTTCCCACACTCATGACCACACTGACCAATGAAGGCAGCTTGTTGGTTCTTTGAGTTGATTCCAAAACGATTGAAAGTCTCATTTAGCGCATCAACCCACTGTGGGCCAATGTGCAGCTTTGCTAGTTGTTCAGCGTTGACCATTTATGGTTTCCCTTACTTGGTTGTAGGCTGCGATACAGGCGTTGAGTTCGTTGATGGCTCTGTCGCCTTCTGCTGCGAGTTGAGCAATAAGGAGGAGAGTCTCTCGCTCAGATTCGCTTGCTTTGGAGTTATCCCCGCTGGCAGTGGTGGAACCTGTGGAGGCTGGTACGCAACTTGTGTTGAGGCGCATCCTGCCAGAACGAATGGCAGCATCAAGATCAGTTTGCTTCTTAGTAACGACATCATTGGCTTCTTTCAATTGAGATGAAGTGTTGTTCAGGTCTTGAGAAAGTTTCTGTTCTTTCTCGCGAGCCTCACCGTTCAGACGGGCTATCTCCAACTGCATCTCTTGATCTCTTTTCACATAGCCTACATGGTGGGCGTAAAAATATACAAGAGAAGCGGCAGTGATAGCTCCAAGAATCATCCAAGGGTTTGGAAGACGCATCATCGTTCTCCTGCTCGTGCAAGGGCCAATTCTTCTCGGTCATGGTCGCCTTCTAAATGCTCTGGTGGAGTCGATGGTGGAGGTGGTGGAACCCAAGTCTCATCTAGCTCAGGATTGACCCATACAGGCATCGCACCTGATGGGTCACTTGGCTTTGGGAGTTGGGTGTCTCCTTTAGGTGGCTCACCAGATGAGCCGGAAGACCCGCTGACAGCACGTTTAGTCATCACACCACCAATGCCACCAACAATCAGCAAAACAATGTCGTTAAGCATCTTTAGGTAGCCTTGGTCAATAGGAGCCATTGACTTAATCGGCTGGACAACAAAGGTCACTGAGTACAACATGAAGAACACAATGCCAGCAAGAATCAGGGTTACGATTCCCACGACAAAGGCCCATACACGGACCTCAATTTCCGCTGGCGTTAGAGGCTGCTGGTTGGGTTGGTTCAATTTTCTTCTCCAATACAGGGGCTACAAGATATTCAGGACATGTTTGAGTGAATTGGCATCTAGGCTTTTGACACTCAGGTGAATTAAATTTGTCAGGGTTTTGGCATGTATATCTGTAGTGGTCATCACACCCCACTAGAGTTAGAAACAGGCTTATCAGAAATAGTCTTTTCATGGTTCTCTTTCAGCTCCTTCTTCAGCTTCTTTAATTGACGAATTTCATACTGCATCTCTGACTTCAGCTTCATGTAGTCAACAACCACAAGAAAAGAAACTGGTAACGCCAAAAACAACACAATTGACATAACTACAACGCCAGCGACAAACCACCTTGTGTCCTCACGAGCCATCCTAGCGACAGCATGAACGCCCACATCCATAGAACCAGACCTAGCACCGTTACCGTTACTATTGCCCGATCCACCCTGTGATTGCGTAGGAGTTCGCGTTGCCACTTTGCATCTCTTTCTTTCTTGCGCTTTACCTGTCTTGCAAACTCCTGCTCTTCAAGAATCAGGTCATACATCTCTAGAAAACGACTGTAAATGTCACGAAGTTCTTTCGGTGCATAAACCATTGACTCTCTGACTTGGATTGTCATGTTCTCCAACTGGAGTTCAATCTCAACCCTATCAATTGCACTGTCTTCAATTGTTGTTGTCGTTTTACTGATCTCTTCCAACTCAAGGCAATGCGCTCTCAAATTTCTACGAATTTCAAAGAACGTCTTTAACTGTTCACACACATCATGAATAGCACGAGTCTGGTATTCCTCGTAACTAAGCTCTGGCTCTTTTACATTCTTCTGCGCCTTAACAGCAACAGTTTTTTCCGCAATTGCTGGCGCTTGAACGACTGGCTTCTTGTCTTGTTTTCCAAAGAGTCCTTTGAGCCATCCCCAGATTCCTGTGACTTCGTTGTAGATTGCTTTTGCATCGCCTACACCTTTCTCAACAGACTTCTTGAACTTGTCAATCTCAGCCTTCCCTTCAGACAGCATCTGACAGCCAGTACGAATTGCACTGACTGCCGACTGAGCCATTAAGAGAAGGCTGATTGGGTCCACATTACTTGTTCATGTAGTCAAACAGACCACTTGTTACAGGCTGGAATGGAGTTGTCATCAGATATGGAGACACAACAGGTCGTGCAGATGGACGAACTGGGCCAACAACTGGCGCAGTAGGTGTCATCATGCGTTGAACTGGGCCAGACAGCATTGCAGAGCGACCAGCGCCACGAGCAGCTACAACAGCAGCAAGATCAGGACGGCCTGTCAGCAATGCAGCCATCGAGCTAAGGCCTTCAGGACCAGTCAAACCACTTGCAGCTTGTGATGGAGGTGCAAAGTATCCTGGTGCAAACTGTGATGCAGCGCCAGCGGCTCTCATTTCTTCAGGAACAATCTTCCCTTTTGCCATCTTGTTGCCAATGGTCTTAGCGTTGATAGCACCAGTTACCTCATTGAATGAATCTTGAAGCGTGTATGAGCGTGCAATGTCTTTACGTGCATTTCTGAAGTTGCTCACCAATGTGTCGTTGCCAGACTTTGACAAAACACGATCAGCAATGTCTTCAAGTTCTTTTGCAGCCATTAACTGAGTCTTGCCAAGACGCTTGGTTGCAGAATCCATTGACTTGATGTTTGAGTTACCAGCATCACGCAAATCAACAATGTTGTTTACAAGATCATCTCCTTTGAGGTTTGTCTTTGCAATTGCCTTCAATGTTGAGATCTGCTCTGGAGATGTAGTTGTCAAACCACGCAGACGCTGCACTTCATCATTGATGTTTGTCAGGAATTGCTTATCTGCCTTGTAGTCAAAGTTACGCAAGTCCTGATACGCAGCACCTTTTTCTTGACGGAAATTCATAAATGAATCTGGTGTCAAGTCTTCAGCGTCAGTCAAACCAAGAACTTTTTTGGCTTGATTAACAACTGCATCCTTGTTGGCAATAGACGCTTGAGCGCCCATAGCTTTCTTACCAAGGATTGCTTCAATAGAGCTTGCAATTGGACCACCAGTCAATTGACTTGGAGGAACCTTGAGGCCTTGTGCAACGGCATTTGCTGCGGCTTGTTGTTCAGCAGTTAATGCAGCAACAGGCTTAGGTGTGCGAGCGCCACCAACAGCAGCCAAAGGAGCCGTCAAAACAGACAAGCCAGCCTCAGTAATAAATTGATCTGCATTAGGAGCGCCAACCTGACCAAGTGCAGCCTGAGTAACACCAGTACCAGCAGCGCCAGCAACTTGACCAGCACGTTCGGCAATACGTGGAGCAGCACCAACAGTAGTCAATGCCTTCTCAGTAGCGCCAGCAATCTTGGCTGGCAAGAACACGCTAGTTGGATCTGGTACAGCCAGAGAGCCAAGCAGAAGGCCTGGTCTATTCAACGCAACATCACCAACAGCAGACAATGTCTCGCCAATAGTGCGCTTTGGTTGTGCAGCAGACTCAGTTGCTCGACGGTTCAATTCAGCCTGTGCTGAGTTTGGACCAACATTCATACCAGCAGCGGTCAGACCTTTGTTAATTAGGCTTGAGAGCATGTCAATGCCGCCCATCACTGCTGACGCAGTAGGAGTGCCACCTTTGATCGCTTGAGTTACACCAGTCTGCACATCACCCATAAATGATTGTGGTTGTGCTTGGGTGGTAGCAACTCCACCAACTCCAGATACAGGAGTCCAATCATCTTTTGCAGTAGCAGCACCTTGTATGCCAGATACTGTTGACCATTCATCTTTAGGTTCAGCCATGCCAACCACCTTATTTACGTAGTTTTGTGTTTCTTTAAATGGAGGAACTCCACCATGCTTTTGCACATTGCCTGGTCCTGCGTTATATGCAGCAACAGCCAAACGTGGATCTTCAAACTGAGCCAACATTTGACCAATGTACTTAACGCCACCTTGTACGTTTTGCTGCCAGTTATTTGGATTAACACCCAAGTCTTTAGCAGTTGCTGGCATCAATTGCATAGGCCCGACAGCGCCTTTTGGAGACACAACATTGATATCTCCTCCACTCTCAGCCCGAACCATGTTCTGCACAAGATCAACAGGAACACCTTGGCGCTCTGCCTCTTGAGCAGCGTATGCTAATACTTGTGCTGGTGTTGCCATGTTATTGACCTAATTGCAAAGGCATTACAGAGCCATCGGGCTTGCGAACGCCATATTGCTTGTCCTTATTTTGAACAAGACTAAATCCAGCAGGAAGCACTGGTTTTGCAGGGTTTGCTTTTATCTGCTCAGTCAAGAACTGATCAACCTTTGGATGGTTGTAGATGCGAGGGTTGTCAGGTGAGTTTTGCCATGCTGTTTGAATCTTGCCAGGGTCGCCTTTAAAGTTTTCAACAAAGTTCTGACGTGCAAGATCTTTGTCAGCAGCAGCCATCTCCAAAGCAGCAACATACTTAGTCGCAATCTTTGGATCTGTAACAGAAACTGACGCTTGAGAAACAACTCGGTTTTCAGATTCGTTTGCGTTACCTTTGACATTACCAAGACCACGCAAAACCATGTTTGCACGATCTCTGTTAAACAATGAAACGTCAGCAACGTAGCTGTCAAACTTGTCTCCAACCCAAGGTAGGGCGCGAAGGTATCCAGCAGCCTCTGAAGTTAAGTTTGTGAATTTTGTTCCATTAATGCTGTCAGCAAGTGAGTAAATACGCTCACCAGCAAGTTTGCGATCAGTTGCACTCAATGCTGCATCGCTACTTTGAGCTGAGAACTCGCCAAAACGCTTTTTATCTGCCTCCAAACGGATGCGATCAGCCTCTGTTTGAACAGGCTCAATTGCTCCAGTGCCACCAACACCATTTGGTGCTTGAGGGTAAATAAAGGTTTGCGCTCCAGATGCAGATGTTGCAGGTCTTGGCGTATTAAGTTCACGAGCTTGAGTTTCTGTTGCAGTCATACGACCACGAGTTTGAATTGCGCCAGGGATTTCTTGAGAGAATGGAACAATACGACCTTGAGCATCTGTTTGAGTTCCGTAAACAATACCTTGTGATGGGCTGAATTGAGGAACAGTACCCAAGTACTGACCGCCAGGAGCGATCATAGTGCCGCCTTCTCCCATCTTTGGCAAACTAGCTTGGAAACCAGCAAGCATTGCAGCCTGACGTGGAGAACGCATAGTTGTCAGATCACGCAAAGCAGCATTGACATCAGCAGTAGGCAAACCAGCAGCACGAGCGCGACCAATGCCAGACTGATACGCAGACACATCAGGAGTAACTGGTCCAGCAAATTCTGGGCTAGTCTCTTGATACTTTGTTGGGTTGTACTTTGCAGTCCAAGCCTCTTCAGCTTGTTGTGCGCGTTGCTTCTCAGCCAAATCTACCAAACGAGACTGAGATGTTGCATAGTCGTTTGCAGTGCCAATTGCAGACTGAAAGCCAATATCTGGACGACCAGACAGCAATGAGCCTAGCAAAAAGCGACCTGTCGCCTCGCTTTGTAGTTTGTTTCGTGTTGCCTCATCAATGCCTTGCAAAGATGAATCAGACAACAATCCAATACTTGGTAACCAATCTGCCATGATTTTTCCTTAAAGACCTATTGCGCCCCAAATGCTTTGCTTGCTACCACCTGTAGATGTGGAAACATTTCCAGCACCACCAGCAGGTTGAAGCGCCAAGGCTTGGTTGATGATTTGTTGTTGCTCCAATGGCAGGTTGCGAATCGCATCCAACTGAGCCTGAGACAATGCTTGCTGTTGAGCGCCAACACTAGCCAACTGAGTGCCAGCCTCATAGCCCATTGCTTGCTGTTGACCACCCAACTGAGCGCCTTGAGCTGCAGCAGACAAACCAAGGTTTGCAGCAGTTTGACGAGCTTGAGTTTCACGATCAATATCGCTAGTAGCCAAACCAGTTGCCTGTGTGTAGCCTTGTTGACGCAACTGAGCAGCCGTATCAGCCATAGACTTAGCATATGGGTCAACAACAGCAGCTTCTTGGATACCACGTCGAGTATTACCAAAAGCATTTGCAGCAGCAACCTTAGACTGATTTGCAGTCAAAGCAATGTCGCGCTGACGTGCAATATCGCCAAGTGAACGATTAACAACTTCTTCTGTATATGGGTTCATATACGAAGCAATGTTGCGGTTCAATATGGAGCCACCAGACAGTTGCTCTGGAGTCATAGAGCCAACTTCACCAGTGCGTTGCAAAGCCGCATCAACAGCTCGCATACCTGGCATCTGTGTAGCTGTGCTTTCAGTAATACCGAACGCTTTTAGCTGCTGAGGTGTAAATCCAGCAAACTCACGAGCTTGAATACCCTCAGCAACACCAGTTGCGCGGTCAGCATTTGCTAAATATCGTTGCTTGATTTCTGGATCAAGTTTGTTTTCGCTTTGTTGGCTAGAACTTCCACCACTCATATTAAATCTCCAATGAAAGCCAATAGTGACTTGGCTTGCAGTTAATTAGACGGGTTAAGACCTTTTCCCAACCTCGTCGTCCAGTTACTGTTACTTTTGAGCAACCATCTTTTTTTGCTTGTTCGATTACAAATGGCATTGTGTACAACAATTCATCCATATTGCCAGCACCAAGAAAGACGTGCATATGTTTAGCACGAGGGTATTGCATCACCTCGGTTACGAGAACGCTCTCGTTAGTGGGCCATAATTGCATGTAGTCTTTATGAAGAGCCATTGCGACATCTTCAAGATTATGCGTCCCACCGCTATATTCTAGGGCATTAAGCAGCAGATTCTCGTGCTTTTTAAAGTACGGAACCCACCACTTTTCCTCACCATTCTCATCAACAAATTGACTGTAATTCAATTAACGACCACCCGCTGGTTTTGCATTCAATCGAGGAGTACCAACTCGCCAGTCTCTTGAAGCAGTTCCTGTGTACTTTACCTCAACCTGACGGGCTGTAAATCGCACATCAGTCTTCTGAGCTGCAGTATATGGGCCATGAGTCGACTCAGCCCCATTGGGGTATGGCTTAGACTTAAATGACACAACAACATCACCAAGCGTGTTCTCGTCAGGAATAATTTCCGTCACAGACATAACTTGATCACCGTTACCCAACTCAATTGGGCCAGACTGTGCATACGGCGTATTTTGAGACACATCCAGCAATCCAGTTTCATGCTGATAGATATATCCATCAGAAGTAACCATCAATGGAAATGTGAACACACCACGGTCAGTGCCAGCAGTACGAGACAAACTACCAATGGCCCAATGGTTTTCACGGTAGTTGTATGACACATAAGAATCCACCTCTGTAGAGCTGGCGCTTGGGTAGTACCACCAGATCTCACCAAAAGCTGAGTTATGGACAGCATAAATCTTTGACTCTTGAGCGTAGTTAATGTCGTTCAAAACAAAGTCAGATACATCACAATGCAATGGCTTTACGAATCCATCATAAGTCCAAAAGCCAGAGCGAGACAGCCATACGCAAGAGTTATCAGTAGCTGCAACAGCCTGTTTTGAGATGATGCCGCAACCAGTGCCAATACGATCAAACTGGTAAACAAATGGCGCTCCAACATATGTAGCGATGTGTGCATCGACATCAGTAAAGATGATCGTCAAGCCACGCACACGCTTACCGCACATCAAAGAGCCAGATGTCGTCAAATAGAAAGCGCCAGCCTGATTGGTTTCAGCAGCAGTCCATACGGTATTGTTCTCTTGGTCACACCAAGCAATCTTACGTTTATCACCACTAGCACCAAGAGCCATGATTGCTCGTTCAGCAGTTACAACAATGCCTGTGCATGATGTAGGAGCGTTTGTCACAACTGCAGCATCAGATGCTGTATTCAATGACCACTCATAAATCTTTCCGTCAGTGTTGGCGCAAGCAATAAGGTTTTGACCCCATGTATCAAGGCTCCAAGTGGTAGCTTGAGTAATAGCACCAATGTCGGGACGAGATACGCCGTAGTTGTACAAGCCATACCCAAGGTATCCATAACCCAATTTAGCTTCACCACCAACAGTCCCCGCTGTATACCCAGATGGTGTGATGTCAGAAACAGTACCACCTTCAGACACAGCATACAAATGGCTATGTGTGCCAACACCAATCCATCGGTCATTGGAGTTATCACGCCATGTCAATAGGCCACGAGGAGCGCCTGAGAGTTGAGTCTCAGAGTGAAGCTGCCACCCGCCAACAGGACGTAACGTCCCTTCGTACCAGCGAACTAAGTTGGAATCGTAAAAACGACCAGATGATTGGTATTCAGTGCCGTTTCGATACACGCCTGGCGGGATTTTCAGTGGAATTAAAGCCATGATTTTTCTCTTATGGAGGTGTTGGCAATGTTGCTGGAATTGGTGCAACGTAATTTACAGCAAGAACAGCAGATGGAATGCCAGTGTGAGGAGATGTAGCTGCTGTTTGCTCAAGCGTAAGTCCAGTTGAGTCTCCAGCCCATCTCAGTTTAATGTATGAACCAGAAGAGACATCAATGCTGAAGTTCCAGTTGATTGACATATGTTGATCAGAACCAGACAGTGTGTTTTGCCTTGTCGTGTAACCAATGTCAGTTCCGTCACGGTTAATCATCAAGAAAATATGTTTTGCAGATGAGCTGCTTGATTTAGCTTGAGCAGAAAATTGAAAGTTATAAACGCCACCAATAGCACAAGTTATTTTTGTCGAGTCAACAACAGATACATTGCTAGACAAATATGTCTGATTGAATGTGACATCATACCTAGTGTTAGTCGCTGCCAGTGTTTGATCTTGAGTGCTGAAAAACAAGCCATTTGGCGCATCAACGTAACGAGCGCCAGCAGGACCAAACAATGCTTGAAGGTTGCCAAGAAGACGAATAAGAAACGTGCGAAGACCACCATTAAACTGACTGAAGTAAGCAGCGCTATACACAGGACTTGGCGATGGCAAGTCTGGTAGTGCTGGTACTTCTATCTGTTTTTGAATGGTACTCATTTGTCTGCTTTGTTATCTAGCTTGTCAAAAATCTGATTTAAGATTTGCTTCACTTCTTTGATGTCACTTCTGTAGTCATCTTTTTGGACGTAGTCGTGAGGCATTGTTCTCAAGTCATCTTCCATACGCTGGATTTGACGAGTCAAGTTGTTTATTACATAAACAGCTAAGAAGCCAGCAATACTAACAACCAAGTTAAATAATTGTTGGTTATCCATTATGCTGTTCGCTTCCACATGTACACAGTGATGTATGGCTGGTAGTTAGCGTTAGTTCCAGATGAACCAGCAGAGCCAGTTGTGCCAGATACGCTTACTGAGTGGGTGTGGTCAGCAGATGCGCCATTTGTACCAGTAATGCCAGTTGTGTTTACTACAGCTCTATAGAAGTTTGCACGACCACCCAAATCTCCATTGGAAATTTGACGTTGCCCTGAAGTGCCACCAGGCATTGTTCCAAGCTGCAAATTATCTTCGGACCAAACAGTGTGACCATGTCCAGGGTCTGTAATAGTGTGAGTGTGGCTTGCGCTTTGACCGCCAGTTGTTGCACTTGCACTAAATGAGTGAGTATGAGACACAGCAATTGCATCAGCAGAACCACCAGTCTCTTCTGCTGTATCAAACAGGGTATTACCAGAGTTAAAGCCAACCATAACTCGACCAGCACCAAATGCTGACCAAGTACCAAAACCAAGCAAAGTGGCAGGGTTTGTCGATACTGAAGAGTTTGTATAGATTGAGCCAACTGGGTAAAGAAGGTTGCCAACCAATGCAGCCAATCCAGCAGCAGTGCCAACACCAGTGCCACCTTTAGAGACCTTTAAATAAGGACCAGCATCAAACAAGCCATCTAGGTCATCAAAGTTTTCGTTGATCTTCGTACCCCAAGAGTCAGCAGATGCGCCGATTTCTGGTTTGGTTAAAGATAGGTTTGTTGTATTGGTATCTGCCATGATTAGCCTTTAATGTGTTGTTCGTGTCCAAGTTTCTGAATTATCAGTAACCAGTGTCCAAATCTGAGAATTGTCTGAGATAGGTGTCCATGACTCAGATGTGTCGTTTTGAACAGTCCAAGTTTTTGAATTGTCGCCAATTGCAGACCATGATTCAGCAACATCATCTTCATTTTCCCACTTCTTACGAATTAGCGCAATCACAGAGGATTGGCATGAAAAAGTAACAGATGGGCTGGTAATGTATATTGCCGATGATGTGAAATTGCTTTCAGTAGAGATAACAACCTGTGTTTGCAAGACAACAGAAGATGTTGCATTTATTACAGATGCAGAATCAATCTGAACCTTGCCAAAAGCATACCTGACTGCTGCGGCTGTAGCTGCACTAACCCCAACAACAGTTGCTCCACCAAATGCGTATCTAATGGCATAGCAGCTTGCAGCACTGGAAGACGCTACAGTTGCAGACCCTACAGCATATCGAAGTGCAGCAGAACTGAATGTGCTTGCGTCTGCCATAGCAGCAGAGGCCTCACGAAGCCTGTTTGCCAGTGCAGTCGCAGATGATTCGCCAACAACTGTAGCCCCACCAAATGCGTACCTGATTGAGTAGCAGCTTAATGCGCTGGCTGAGACAACAGTTGCAGCGCCAAAAGCATATCTTGTGGCTGCGGCAGTTAAAGCACTAGAAGCAGCAATCGTGACTGATTCAGAGTAAACAGCCCCCGCTGTACTCGAAAAAGGAGCTGCTGAAAATGCTGTAATGCCAAACATGACTTAATTTTACTCGTCAGCAGGTAAAGGCGTGTTGCCTTCTTCCAGCCATTTCAGATAGGCTTGGTCATTCTCTGTGCAAGTCAATCGGCACAAACCATCATCATCAATACGAGCAATTATTTGATCTTGGCCTTCTCTTTTTTGAAGTAACTTGTAAATCATAATTCTGCGCTCCAAGCAAAGTATGCGGAAGTGGCTCTGGTAACCAAGGCTGTTGTATTTCCTGCAACAAGGCCACTAGCCACAGTTCCTTCGCTCATTGCCGCATCTGCTGTGGTTGTTGTGTTGTAGTTAATTACAGAGTTACAAGCTAATACACTTGTTCCAGCATTAAACACTCCGTAATCTGAAGCAGTGCCACTTTGTTCAAGAGCCGTAGGCCGTGTTCTCATTGTCACAGGAAATTGGTTGTAACAAACAAAGCCAGTTGTCGAATAGCACTGTGCGGATAATGATAAAAGTTTAGTTGTTGCGTCAGGTTTTATCTTGTAGTAATAACGCTGACACAAAGCCAACTCAGTACCATACGAGCGGTAGTCAAACGATGTGGCTGTGCTGCCTTTTTCTAGTTGAACGCCTGTGATG